CCGACACTTCACTGCCACGTCTAGCTTTATCCATGTTGTATCCAAAAAGACCAGCAATACCAGTAGCAATAGCATTACTTGGAAGATCGGCTAAACCTTTACCTTTTTTAGCATCTTCTGATCTGGCTGGGGTCATCTGGGAACTAGGGTAGTCGCTGTTCTTAGCTGCAGGGTACATACTTGGATCTTCCAGGCGAACTAAGACCATGTCTTTGTCTAGTTCTGGAGTTTCCGAAATGATCTGCTTAGTCTCTGCAGCGGTTTTACCTGCTTTAACCGAGTCTGCAGGGTAAAATACGCCAATAGCCTTTCGTTCGTCTTCTAGCAAGTTCCAGGTCAAAGCAGCCCCTCGGGCTTCAGCTTCACCTATCTGTCTAAGGTAGATAGCTCGTGATGGAGATGCACTGCTTAGCATCTCGTCTATTGTTGCTAGAGAAGACATAGTGTTCTGCATTTCTTTCTGCAGTTCATCCCTAGATAAACCCTTAACGAACCCACCACTCCACTGACTTTCTAAGAACTCTTGTCGCAGCTGTAAGCTACGTCTTTGTTCCTGTAGGTTTCTGATGTTGTCTCTACCTACGACAGTGTTAGACCCGCCACGAGTAGTTAAACCTTTGACGTTCTGGATGTGGTGTTGGAACTCGTGTACTAGCGTACCGAAAGCCTGTCTAGCACGTTCTAAGGCTTTATCCTCAGACACAGGTGCGTCAGCAGCATTGGTGGACGGTACGTATACGATAACTTCTTGTGTTTCTGGATCGTACTCGCCTAGCAAGCCAGGTTTCTTTACGCTAGCTGTCTGTATCTTAACTTTGGTGTTCTTAAGATCAGGGAAATAGTCAAACACGGGACTGTTAGGTGGAAGGTATTCTTCCATAGTCCCCATAGACGTGCTGCCGCCTTTCTGCTTAGCCATGAGCTTAAGTGCTCTAGTGCGGAAAGTGTCCAATGCTAGTGCGTGTTCACGGTCCCTAGCTTTAAGTTCTGGCACATCTACCTTGTAGTCGCCATCTTCTGACTTACGTACTGCGTAGGTTTGATATAGCTCATCCTCGCTCATGCCGTCAGATATGGCTTTCTTGGCCTTTTTGTATAGGGCCTTTGCGGTATCACTGCCTGACTCAAAAAACGCCTTCAGCGGGATGTGAGCCGCCTCTGCGTCCTCTGAGGCAGTAGTCATACCTAAAGCTACAGCTGTAGGTGATACAATCTTGCCTACTTTGCTCATTACTCCCATTTAGATTTCCTTCGCTCTCTGTGCAACCTCGTCACGTAAAGTATCGAGCCTGCGAACCTCTTTAATTGCCCCTTGTAGGAGTCTCATATCTTCGGCAGTTGTGCACTGCTCTAGTTGTTTGTAGAGGTAGGAAACACGATCAGAAACGTAGGCCGCTATGCGCTCTTCATTCTGTTTGTTGTTCACCATTGGCAGTAGTTTTCTGACCGTGCTGTCCTGTAACATGATTATCCTTGAGTTGGTGGTTCTTGAGGTGGAGCTGCTGAGAATCCTGGAGCGCCAGGTTCAGGAGCATTACCAGGAGCTATATTGCCTGCGCCTGTGCCTGCAGGGTTAGCAGGATTAGGTACTCCTTCAGCGCCTTGTGGAGCTTGCGGTTGTGGAGGCTGTGGGTTAGCTTCTTGATAAGCTTTCATCATCTCCATCTGAATAGCCATCTCACGAGGATCATTGATGATCTTGTCTTCGTCCATATCCAAGCTAGCTGCAATCTCACGTACGATGTAATCGAACTTGATCATTGGAGCAATAGCTGGGTTGGCACCTAGCTGCATAACCTGCATCAGACGCTGTGAACGGATCTCATTACGCATGAGGGATTCAGTACCACGGGCCATAACAGCAAGGTCACCGTTAGCTGCAGGATCAAAGTCGAACTGCATGTTGAATGCGAACATACCTTGTCCTAGAGGAGCTAGTAGGTAGTCATCCACATTCTTCACAACGGTCTTGATGTTCTGAGCAGCCGCACCCATAAGCATAGAGATGCCAGATGCAGTACGACCTACGCCAGTAACGCCAGTCTGACCGTGTGAGAATGATGGAATGCCCGTTGATTCATCTGCCAGTTGGCGAGACTTATCGAAAAGCATCATGTTCTCTGAGGCTACGTTCTGGAACTTAGTAGAGAATAGTGCTTGACCGGGCGCACCGCCTTGTCTGCGGAATACCTTGCCGGGGTATACGGATAGGTCTTGACCTGGTACGAGGTTAGTTTCATCTACCTCAAAGATCAAAGAGCCTGATAGTACTGCGTTGTCTACTGCCATACGCATAAAGCCGTTCATGAGCTTCTGCGTGTCTTCCATGTTCTCTGCTACACCAATACCAAAGAACGAGTAAGGATTTAGCTCGTAAGGTACAGCGTAGAATGGTAGACGTACTGGCTTGAATGGGTTAAGTACTAGACGGATAACGTTGTGACCACACACCCAAGCGTTAACTTGTAGTTGGTCCATGTCTTGCATCTTCTTAGGTACGTCTAAGCCTGCATCGATAGCTTCTTCAGTATCGATAACGCCCCAGTACTCTAGTACTTCCCAACGGTTAACAGAATCAGTCATCTCTGAGTCATCTAGGATATCTTCCCAGTACTCATTGATGTAGTTAGCGCCCATCTCTAGGCAACGCTCAATCTCTTCACTACGGAAGAACGGGCGCTTTTTAAGATCTCGCATCTGTGAACGAGACATGCGATGACGGTAGATAACGTACTCAGCTTCGCTCATGTTAGTAGCGTCTGCATCTGGATATAGGTTCCAGATAGATAGCGCTTCAATCATAGGGCGAGTCTTTACGATAGGATCGTAATCACCATCTTCAGTCCAGCGAGGGTATTCTACGTCTTTAGCAAAAGGACCTTTAAGTGCACCTGTACCAAACAGACACATCTCAAACGCTACATGGCGGAGATGCTTAGATGCTTCAGATTCTTCTAGCTGATCATGGATCTTTTTCTCCATGGCACGGGCAGCTTCTTTAGCAGGCTCAAATACAGCGGCACCTGGAGTTAGGCCAGGACCTTCTTGTACACTGTCTGATAATTCTAGTGCAGGTATCTTATCTACTGCATCATCACCAGCGTATCCAACATCTAGCTGATCGTAGATGTCCTGTAGCTCTTTAGGGATGCTAGGGTCTACGCTTACAGTTTCTGCAATGCCTTCTGGGACTGGTGTATGTTCTACACCAATAGGGAACTTGTTACCAGCGAACAATACGTCAGTTACTTGGCTGTAGGCTGCTAGAACCTTAGTCTTAGTAACTTTAACGAAGATCTGTGATTTCTCAGTGTCTGTAAACTGAGTATCTGAATCGTATACGCCACGGTAGTTTTTATATGCGTGTAGCCAGCGTCTCTCGTCCGTCTGGCGCTTGTCCTTAGACTGACGGAACTTAGTCCGTACGGAATCAACGAATCCTGACAGCTCTACGCTATCATATCCGTCTTCTGAGTCTTCAAGTCCTACAGACTCGGTTTCGTCAAACTCAGGTTTATCCAATAACGCCATAATAATATCTCTTTATTGATTTTAAAAACCAAAAATCAGTATCCAAAAACTGGATCTTTAGGTTGCCATACTGTTCTATCCATCCCGTCACCAAAGTCAAATATACTTTTCGATCTTGGTCGAGACATGATTCCATAGCGTACAGAGTCGTATGCGTGGTCTGAGGCGTAACGTACATCGATATCGTCACTACCTTTAGGGCACGAAGGTATAACCTGCATGTCTGCTATGATCTGACGGCAGTTATCGAAGAACACAATGCCTGGTAGCTCGGTATCTTCGTCAATATGCAGTAATTCATGCAATCTGTTCTTTCCTGCTACACGAGAGCCTGCCGTACGGTCTGCTGGCCGCCATCTGCACCCTTCTGCTATCATTTCTTCGGCAATAGAAGGCCCGGTATGGCCTCGTTTGTGCCATGTAGAGCTATCGAGCACTCCATACTGTATTTTCTCGCCCATTTCAGCCTTCAAGACCTCTTTTGCGAGCATACGAGCCGTATGTTTAGATAAATACAGCTCTCGATACACATATAACGTCTCAAAAGCAGGATCTACGGCATACCAGTGCACTGCAGAGTACGTGGTGTACCCAAAGTCACACGATCTGAACTTCATCCAGGTATCTGGTATCTCAAATGGCTCTACAACATGAGTTCTAAGTGAAAACTCAGGGAAAGCAGCCCCATCAGCTACCATCCAGTCGCCTTCAAGCAGCTGTCTACGCTGTTGTTCAGGTAGAGACAGTAGGTTGGCCTCATATACGCCATCTTCAGCAAGATATGGGTTGTCCATGAGGGTTGCAGGGATGAATCTACGGTAAAAGAGCGGCTCGCCTTCCTTGGCGTGTCCTACTGGGTAGCGTAGCTCTTCGCCCGACTCTAAATCACGGGGGCAGAAGCGTGTATTAGCCGGAGCTGGGTCTAGAAACATCTTTTTTACCCAGCCATGGCCTGGACCACCGGGGTTGGTGGTAGCTCGCATACACAGGGGCAACGTTGGGTCAGTTGTACGTAGACGAGAACGCATGTAGTTAAACGCAAAAGGCGTTGGATGCTGCGTAAGCTCGTCAAACCCGATCCATGTAAAAGCCTGACCTTGGTAGCGGAGTACGTCCT